CACTATTGACATCAATGCACTTCTCGAAGCCGAGAAGGCAAGAGCCGCTAAGGCTAAGGCAGAGTCAGAAGCTGCTGCTAAAGCCAATGCTGCCCGAAAGGCAGCAAGCCAATACGATCAAGCAGTCAAGTTTGTAGTTGGCCAGAAGAATGATCGTATCCAATCACTCGAGCAATCTATTGCAGATAGCCTATTTGGCATCAATCGTATTGTTAGAAACATTGCAACAAATACAGCAACACCGGGTGATGAAAGAGAACTTAAGCGTTTAGAAAAACTTTACAACCAAGCAGTAGAACAACAGAATACTCTTCTCAAAGAAGTGACTGGTCTTACAAAGAATACTGCTAAGTTAGATACAAAGACTGGCAAGGTAACAGTTGGAACTACACCAACACCTGAAGCAGGAGGAACTGCTGCTGGAACCGTAGTGGATTCTGATGGCGATGGAATTCCAAACAACATTGATCCAGAACCATACACAGCAAAAGGTTCAGCATCACAGGCTAAAGTAGTTGGTAGTGAAACTGTTGTCGATCAAGCAGGTGGCAACAAAGGTGGTAATACCGGAGGTAACACAGGTGGTAATACCGGTGGAAACACCGGAGGTAATACCGGCGGTGGAGATAAATTCACCGGTAAGGGAACTGCTGACAAGCCATACTTAAAGAACGGTAAGCCATTTACAGGAACTGCTGGCGGTAAAACCTATCAAGGTGGAATCGTTATAGATCCAAATGCCTTGACATCAGAACAGCAAGCAAAGCTTGGTGAATACGGCAGCAAGTATCTTATCGATTACTTCAAAGCTAGTTACCCAGACATCTATAACAAGCTTGTTACTATGGCACGAGCAGGTGAATCTGCTGCCAATGTTGAAGCATACCTTTCGGGAACTGCTTGGGCTAAAGATGTTAACCAGAGAACCTTTGCACTTATTGGTGCAGCCGAACTTGCTAATGGTCTCAAGTTAGATTAGGCGACTAAAGATACTTACCGAGATCAATACCTTGCCAAAGTCAAGAGCATGGATGAGATCAAGTATGACATTGGCCTAAAGACCATTGCTCAGTTCCAGTTGGATACAGTTAAGCCAGATGTTGCTAACTCTATCCGTGCAGGAAATACCTTTGCTCAGGCTGCTGCTGACTACATCGAGATTTATCGTAAGAACCTTGAGATAGCATCATCTGCCTTTAAGATAGATGATAAGCAATTCCAGACACTTCTTATCAGTTCATCTAATATCAGCGACTTCGAGAAGAAGCTTCGCCGGACTGACCAGTATCTGTCTCAGCCTAAAGTTCAGCAACAGATCAATGCCAACAAGATTATGGTTACTACCAAGTATCGTCAGTTTGGCTTGGCCCTTACTGCATCAGCAGCAGATAACCTTGCAAAGAATGTTTTCCTTGGAGATACATCCAACGAACAGATTGATGAGAACCTTCGCCAAGAAGCGGTTAAGTTGTTCCCAGCATTCCGTGATCGTATCCTCAATGGAGAGTCTCCACTATCTATCGCAAGCCCTTACATTGGTGCAATCTCTCGTATCCTTGAGGTTCCAGAGGGTTCACTAGATCTAGAGGATCCAACAGTTCGTAAAGCAATGATTGGTTCAACAACAACTGTCGGAGACAAGACATCGTCAACAGTCACTCCATTGTGGCAGTTTGAGCAAGACCTATACAAAGACAGCCGTTGGCAATACACAGCCAACGCAAGAGCTAAAGCCGACAGCATATTAGTTGATGTCGGTTCAAGATTCGGAGTGATTCCATAATGGCAGAAAAAGTAACGGCTAAGTCCGGAGATACCCTTTCCGGTATTGCAAAGGCCAATGGCACTACTGTTGCCCAGATCCTTGCCGACAACCCAACGCTTGCAGCTCGAGCATCAGCAGGACAAACAGTTCTTTTTAGCGGAACTAAAGTTGCAATCACAGCCCCACAGCAAGCAACTAACCCTTATGCTGCTGCAACATCAGGCCCTGCCGCAGGTAAAGGTGCAGGACTTGGTACTGGATCTAATCCAATTACTAATGCAGGAACAGTAAACACAACAACTCTTGAAGGAATTGCTAAAGCATCTGGAACTGGTACTGGAACTACTAAAACTGATGGCACAGGAGATCAACCACCTGCCGGTAAAAAAGAAGTTTCTCGAGTAACCAATAAAGACGGAACAATAACCATCACATATGATGATGGAACTACAGAAACCGTAGGAACGCCTATTGGTAAAAAAGTAGTCCGTACTTACTTCTCAGGATCTGGTGCCAACCGTATTCAGATTACTGAATATGATGATGGAACTACAGATCAGATTCCTGCTCCTGAAACAACACCCGGTCTTACAACAGATGATGTAAACAAACTTATTCAGGATGCAATCAATTCACAAAATCAAAAGTTTCAAGAGATGCTTGCTGCCCAGCAGAAGGCATTGGAGACTGCTAAGGCTGAGCAGATTGCAGCCCAGCGTAAGTCAGCATTCGATGTTATCCGGGAACGCTTTACCCAGATGGGTATTAAAGAGGTTGGAGATGACATTGCTGCAATCTTTGCTGGCAAAGGCACAGATCGTTTTGGCAAGGCATTTGATGAAATCCCTACAACTTCAGAAGGTTTCTACCTTCAGTTGATTAACACCAAGTCTTACTATGAACGCTTTGGCAAGGTCAATGAAGCTCGTCTTAATGCTGGATACAAGGCACTAGATGAGAAGACAATCGTTGGAATGGAAGATGAATACCAGAAGGTATTGACTTCATACAATATGCCAACAGGCTTCTACGATCAGACAACAGACTTTCAATCTTTCCTAAAGAACAACCTCACTAATGTCGATGTCGCAAACATCATTCAGGCATATCGTGACTTTGTAACTACAGGCACAGATTCCAATGTTCGTAAGCAACTTAAGGATCTATACGGTATCGGTGACGAAGCCCTTACTGCATATATGATTGATCCAGCAAAGGGTCAGGGAATCCTTGAGCAAATTGCTGGCAAGAACATGAATACAGCAGCAGCTCTTATCGAAGGTCTAACAGCAGAAGAAGCTAATATGGCTCAGACCTACGGTGCAGGATCTCTTGGCTACGGATCACAACGCCAGAAGTATTCACAGGTTCAGCGTGAACTCCAGACAACTGGAAACCTTGCTGCTATCTATGGTGAGAACTTTGGAGCCAAAGAAGCAATCGCTGCCGAGTTTGGTGGAGATGTTCAAGCACAGGCACAAGCAGCACGAATTAAGGCAACAGGTCAAGCAGCATTCGGTGGCACAAGTGGTCTTGGATCTAAGGCACTAAAAGTTAAAACAGTTTAAGTAACAGGGTGATTGGCAATCATCCGGGTTCGAGACCCGGACACCCACTCCATCTCTAGAAATGCCGGAACTTGAGATGAGTATAAACCCGGAAGTTGGAGCCAATGCATTTCCCCGATTGCATTGCGGCCAGCGACTAACATGAAAAGGGAGTAGGACAAATGTCCAATTACGAACTGGAAGAGGATGAATTCGAACTTGATTCGAATGATGTTCTCGGACAACTACGCAAGGCCAATAAGGCAAAAGAAAAGCAACTGAAGGAAATTCAGGAAGAGCTTTCCAATTTGCGTAAAGAAAAACGAGAGAGAACTATCTCAGAAGTCCTTACAGCTCGAGGAGTGAATCCGAAGATTTCGGCTTTCATTCCACAGGACATCGACCTCACGGAGGAATCGTTGTCGTCATGGCTTACTGAATACGGAGATGTATTCGGTGTGTCACAACCAAATCAATCAAATCCAGCAATACCAGAAGGTTTTGTAGATAGCTACAAAAAGGCTCAAGCAACTGTAGATGGCGGCATTAGTGCTGATCGCGAACAGATGATTCAAGCCCAAATGGATGAGGCCGCTGCAAAGGGGCCTGAAGCATTGAAACAGTTATTTTCAGATCTTGGTAAGGCTGGGTACTAACCCAGAAAGGCGGTGCCGTAAATGGCAACCACTCAAATCTCTGGTGTAGGCAACCTCGTAGTCAATGCATATGACACATATGTAAGAGCTGCACTCCGCTCACTTCCTGTCATGCGTTCAGTCGCAGATGTACGACCAGTAGCCCTCACCAACCCGGGAACTACTCTCAAGTTTGCAGTTTATGCTAACTTGTCAGCAGCAACCACAGCATTAACAGAAACATCTGATGTAACACCAGTTGCATTGGCAAACCCATCACAGGTAACAGTTACTGTTACTGAATACGGTAATGCTGTTGAGCAGACAGAGAAGGTCAACATGGCCACATTCTCTTCTATCGACACCATGATCGGTGATGCAATCGCTTACAACGCTGCTGATACTTTGGATCAGCTTGTTGCAACAGCACTAACATCTGGAACAGTAGTTAAGTACGGTGGAAGCCGTACATCAACAGCTACTCTTACAGCTACAGATGTTCTTTCAACAACAATGCTTCGTAAGGCACAGACAGCACTTCTTGAGGCTAACGCTCAACCTCGTGTTGGTGACCTTTACACATTGTTCATCCACCCACGCCAAGCTTATGACCTTCGGGCAGAGACTGGTTCAGGCGGATTTGTGGACATCCACAAATACACAACTGAAAATGTTGGCAACCTTCTTACAGGCACCATTGGTGTTCTTGAAGGCTTCCAAGTTGTTCAGACATCTCGTGTTCCATCAACAACATCCGGTGCATCTTCAGCTACTGTTTACTCAGCAGTTGCAGTCGGTAAGGAAGCTCTTCTTGAGGCTAATGTCTACGATGTGCAAACAGTCGTGGCTCCTCAGATCGACATCCTTCGCCGTAAGTCAGCACTTGGCTGGAAGTACTTCGGTGGCTGGGGCATCTTCCGTGATGCAGCAGTTTGCCGTTTGGAAACAGGCGGATCTAGCCTCTAGTAGGTCATTAGTTGAGGGGGGCAGGGCAACCTGCCTCCCTCTCTATTAACAAGGAGAATCATGGCAACATATACTTTTTACCCACCGCAGGTAATGGAAGGTTATCCATTGGCTGACAAGTGGTGGCGTAGAGTTGTATCCCAGCGAGGGGTAGCCGTGCTTATCAATGATGGTGTTATGTCTTTGGCTCGAGCAGTCACAGAAGATGAACTAAGGGATTACGATTATGTATTTCTTGGTGGGCGAGGTCACATAGTGAATGAAGCCACAAAGGTTATTCTTGTAGCACAAGGCTTTCCAATCAGAACTCAGGCTCAAGCCGACTCTGATTCCAACATAGCCCATAACGGATTTTTAGTGGAGATAGTTTAATGGGATGCAGAACAGGTTGCCCTACTCAGGATCATGAAAACTGGGGTGAGTGCTTGAAGCAATCAGGCCTACAGGTAAATACCGGTGATGCTAACAGTTCCAAGATGATGCCTCAGAAGAAGTGGGATGCAGAGCTAAACGCATACCAGTCTGCAATCAGCCAAGGTATTGAACCAGCGACAACAAACATGAAGGATATTCGTGGGGCAGTCGAAGTAAGTAACTTAGCCGGTAAGGCATTCGACTCAACCACCAACTCGTTTAAGGACTGAGCATGACAACCATTATTGGAATCCAAGGTAAAGGTTGGGGATTGATTGCCGCAGATTCTTTGATAGTGGGTGGAGATCAGAAGTTCATAGCCTCTGGCATGGACAAGGTAGTAGAAAAAGGCGAGTATGTAATTGCCTTTGCTGGCGATGCAATCGCCGGGGATATAGCCCTACACAGTTGGAATGCTCCTAAGATTCCACGAGGTGTGAACCTAGATAAATTTATGATGACAGATTTACTGCCATCACTTAAGCAAGCATACGCAGACTATGGATACGATCCATCGCCAAAGACTGCTGATAATGATCCTAAAGATGGTGCAGGTTTCGATGCATTGATCTGCCTTCGAGGAAAGCTTTATCAAATTGATAATGACTTTACTTGGGTAAGAGATGATCGTGGGATATACGGAGTTGGATCCGGCAGTTCATATGCACTTGGTGCATT